GGAGTAATAAAGTTATTGACATCTACATCATCAAAGAATCCGTAGACTCTTGTGAATGGTTTGAATCTCGTTCCAATAACACTAATGTTACGAGATCTCATGAAGTTGACAATCTCTCTTCTTACAACTCTATCACCAAGAGACTCGGTATCAATTCTCTCATTGACAAAGAACTGTCTTCCAGATCTTGTTTGAGAAAGATTGACAGAAGTAGTCGCTGTAATAGCATTGTTTGTTGTTACAGTCTTAGTTGTATTTTTAGTTGTGACTGTAGTTGAAAGTTCACCAGTACCAATATCCTGATTAGAATTCGACTTGTTAGTATTGGTGGAACTAACAGAACTACTAGAGACATTATTAGAAAGTGAGGTATTTACATCAACACCAACTGTCTGCCAGGAATTCCAGGTTACAGGAGATACACCCCTTCTAGTTCCATCAGCTGCAGTTCTTACTTCAGCACCCAGAGCTTGAGCAATACCCTGGAAGGAACCTTCCATCATTACTTCATTGACTTCAAGTCTATTGACATCAATCCATACATCGACTTCTGGGATTAGTTCGATTTCACCTTGCCAGAACTGAACAAGGAATGGGGTGACATTTTCTACTCTTGTAGCAAAAGGTTGTTCTAACCAGTTTTCATCTTCATAGTCGAGTGTGACAACTCTATCACTCTTCTTGACATTGACACCTACAATTTCTGCAAAGTCAGCATCCTGATTTGCGTTTGACGTGGTTCCAATACCAGCAATCGCAGTTGTTCCAAGTTGGAGATTAAGTGCAGTAGTATAGTGGGATGGTCTCAGAACTCCATTCTCTGTATCAATAGAGTTTCTGATGCCAATAGAACTATCCTGCGGCTCTAGAGATGTGAAGTTGTCAACAAAGATACCAGACTTGAATCTGTTCTGACCGTTTGCATCCTCAACGAATAGATTAAGAGTGTTGGTTTCCAGTTGACTCAATGAGGTGTAATACTCAAGATTTTTAATTCTCTGCTCAAGTTTAGAGATATCGCTCATCTGATATCTCTTATGCTCAACGAATTTAACCTGAGCATCACCTACATCATACAGGTATGCTGGAAGGAATACATTGGCAATGTTCATTACATTGTTGAGACTATCAGGAAGTCTGGGGAAGTCATCGGGTGTTCCTGCCAGGTAACCCAATGCACCATCTTTATCAATGTAAATTCTATCAGCTCTTGGTAGATAGTAGTTGTAATCTACAGTCAGTGACTCATCAGAGGCAATGATATGTCTAGAAGACTGTTTGTTTCCATTTGCCGTACCATCTACAAAATTTCTTCCGTCAAATTCAAATGGAGATCTTCCACCTTCTGTCAGAACATAGTCTGTCAATCTAGGTCTTACATCAATAATATCGGAGTTTCTGATACCATCAACACCAGAGATTTCTGTACCGTAGTTATAACCAACGTAAGAGTTTACAGTGGTGATATCACCTTCATCTCCTTCATCATAAGAAGATGATGCAAAATATACACGGATCTTTTTATTTGGAATTTGTGCTTCTGCATTTCTGATGATTCTAGAGTAATCGTAGAAACTTCCTCTTTGACCATCAAAGAATTGGAAGTCCTCACTGATCTCTTTAGAACCAAGACTTACACTAGATGTAACAGCATTTACAGTAGAAGATGCAAATTTTACAACTTCAGCATTAGCAAATACGGTATCATTCAAGTATGTGAAGAAGATGGATGTATCATCATCCTTTTGAAGGTAAATCGCTTTAGCACCACTAGTTTGACCAACAATAATCTCACCAACAATAAGATCATTCGTGGTTGCAGTGACACCATCCATTTGGGAAAGTGTCATAGAGGGACATGTGGGATCATTTTCATCTTCAGATTCAAAGATACCATGAATCTTATAGACATCGACAGTGTTCAAAGAGATCTCTCTATCTTGAACTCTGGTACCATATGGCCAATTACCCGCAGTCAGACCGTCTCCAAGAGAGGTTGAACCAATACCAGATGCAGTAGTATTAGATTTACTAATAATTAGATCTCTAGCAACATTCCTAATTTTTGTCTTTGACTTAACATCAGTTTTTCTGATGGTTGTAATCAATTTGGAATTAACGTCATTTGCACCAAGTCCATTAATCTTGAGTGATTTAGAACCGTTGGTGAACTGGAATCTATCTTCTGTCAGAACTTCAGTTCCACCATCAGATCTGATAAGAATGTATCTCTCCTCATCGAAGGGAAGGAATACTTCTTTGTCTTCAGTATTAATAACAGGTGTGGAATTATTTGAGATTGATGTATTGTATTGTCTTCTAATAACAATTTCTGAATCAACCAGATTTACCGCAGATACATTTGCCTTGGGGAATGCACTATACAGTGCTCTGTTGTTGGCTTGGTTACCAGAACCAGCAACACTTCCAGTTCCCTTTGTAGAAAGCAGTTCAAAGTTTTGAACATTAGTAACCGCAGCTGGAATAGTTCCATCACAAATACCATTTACACTGGCAACAGCCTCAACAGTGATATTTGTTTTTGCAACACCAATAACTCTATTCAGAGTTGCAATATCAAATCCGGGTTTAGAGTATCTGATAATATTACCAATAGAGGCGATACCTACAAATGAGAATCCGGGATCAGCTGGAATCGAAATAAGAGATTCGCCACCACCTGCAGCAGATACGTTTGCTGAACCAAAACTACGAACTTGTGATTGGATGGTGTCTGCGGTAAAGGTTGCTGCTGAACCAACGATGCTAAAGACTGATTTAACATCAGACATTTTATGATTTACATCTTTAACAATAAATCTTGAATTATCAAGAACACCATTGAAGAGCAATCTTTCTCCTTTATGAAACTCACCTTGTACGTTTGTCGCTACAATTGAGGTTGAGTTTGCTACATTGGCATTTAAGAATCCTTTTGCACCACTTGATTCACCTTCAATATGTGTAGAGGTGTTTAGTGTGACTGCTTCATTAAGAGTGATGGTTGAGAATAACTGAACATCAAACAGTGATAAATCCCAATTATTGAGATTTGGAAATGCTGTATCGTAAGAACCAGTTTCTAGGGCAAAATCATAAATTCTTGCAACACCAATTTCTTGTCCAGGAGTGCTTAGAGAGTTTACACCAACCCTTTGATCTCTCAAACTGATCTCAAGAGATGTGTTAATACCAATAGTTGGTGATCCAGTTACTCTGTTAAGATTAAGAGTAGGTCCAAAACCAAAATTGACAGCCTGATCCTCAACTTTTTTAGTGGCTCTAGGCTTTTTAAAATCAATAAGGGTAGGTGCAATTGTCTCTACCTCATATCCTCTACAATAAGCTTTACCTGGAGAAACTTTGTAGATACCTATATCATCACTAGGAATATTTCCTGTAGATGTAGTTTGATTTGTATTATAGATTCCTCTATTGCCTTCATTATCATTAAGACTATTCTTAACCGAAGTTACAAATTCCTTGACATAATAGTTACCGGACTCATCAAAGGTTCTTCTCGCAAATTCGTCCCCAAGGAAGTTATAATCAGTATTTTTGTTAATAAGACGAAGAATTCCATCTTTTACCTCGGAAAGTTGAACAAAATTAGACTCGTCAAAGCTTCCAAGAGGCTTTTTGGAGAGAGTCGTTGAAATTTTAAGTCTATCTGCACCAGGTGCCGTAAAGTTATTGAAACCCTGAGCATTATCATTCAGTGAAGGATCAACATCAGAGGACACAATCTCCTCAATGACATCTAAACCAACTCTGAATGAAGGTGTGTTACCATACTGATCAAGAATCAGTGTTTGAGAATCGACATTAACAAAATATCCTCTCAAGAAATAAACACCTTGAGAGATATTAAAAGATGAACCTACAACTGCTGCATTCTGGGGGATGGTGGTTGCGAATCCTTCACCCTGTGAAATAAATGTCGTGGCGTAGGTAATATTAGTGGTTGTTGTAAGAATTTCACCGTCGATGAAGGTACTTACTGCCTCATCAGAAGATGGTGAATTCTCATAGTTTAGATATAATGTAAAAGTGCCTCTTTCAGACTCTTGATCTGTAATATAAGTTACTACTTTGGCTGTTACACCGGATGTTCTGCCAGTGATCTTGGTTCCGACGAGTTGATCCAGATAGATTCCAACAGGGACACCAAGGAATTCTGGTTCAATTTGAACACCAAAGAAATTTTGAATATATGTAAGATCACCAGGAATAACCTTTGCACCCTCTTTGAAGAAATGGTTTCCCATCTCCTCAACCTGATTCTGAAGAATTGACTGTAGACCAGTCAGCTCTCTAGTTTGAACCGGAAATCCCGGCTTAAACAAAATCTTGTAATAGTTTGAGGAGGGATCAAAGTCGTCAAAATAAGGAGCGACATTGAGATTAGTTTCCTGTGGCATATCTCTTTAGAATTGCAAGATAACTTTTACGTCTTCTTTCTGTGAAGATGATCTAGTAACAGAAGGTCTGTTATCAACATAAATGATGTCACCAGAGTATTTTTGAGACTCTGGATTGGAAACTCCACTCGTGAATTCCTGACCCAAGAAGTATGTACGACTATTTATTGTAGTAGATACGCCTGAGAATGACTGATCAATGAGAAGGGTATTACCAGAGGTTGGATTAATTTGAATACTACCACCTGACGCTGGTGAGGCAGTAAATCTAATTTGCTCAAATCCAAAAACGGGATTTGTGCGTGCAGAACCGTCTGTATTGAAACCAGCAGTCCTTCTATCTTGCCAATACTTCAAAACACCGGTTTGTTGATCGTATGAAACGACTTTACCTACAGCTGTTGAACCCAAACCAACAGTTTGAGTGAAAGTTGAGTCAGCAGTGAATACCGCTTCACTAAATCCAGTGCCTACAAGCTTCAAACCATAGACTGCGCTGGCCTTATCGGT